CAAACATTATGGCAACTATGACCTATAAGGAACTATTAGAGGAGTTAAAACAACTTAACCCTGAGCAACTTAGCAAAAATGTAGCAATATATGATGAACATTTAGATGCGAAGTGTTTAGCACATAATAAGTTAATCTTCTTTGATAACAACCGCTTTCCCTATATCAAGATATGAAACCAAACTTTAAAAAAGGAGATTATTACCAGAGTAAAAACGATATAGGTTATATCGATTTTATTTCTAGCGATTATATAACGCTAGTCGTTAGGGAGATACCTAGAGACGAGAGAACAGCAAAAAATGCAGTTAACAAACTTATACAGGTTAAGGTCTTGGTATTTCCTGGAGAATGGGAACAAATGAAAAAATTAGACCAACCGAATAGGCATTTAACAAAGAGTAGTAAGAAGGCAAAATTTGTTGATGAATGGGCATAGAAAAACATGCGGAGGTATAACCATTATATCATGAATAAGGATTTTACACTTGTATGGGTAGCAGTTAAAGAACTGGTTTATTTTGAATGGGATTATGTAAGAAGTCGAGGATATTGGAAACTGGCGGAGAATGAGGAAAATATTTAAAAAAACCTAGTTAAGTGTTTTATACCTTTTTAAGTGTGGAGGAATCGGAGTCTTAGCACGCAACTTACCGATTGTCAACTTTTTCAGAGAACACACACATTTTTCTAAGGCACTTGACAGAAATCCGAATCTTATGGTACAATATGACTGTAAGGAATCAGAAGGGGTTTTTCTATGCTTCTATATAAGGGGTCTATATGAGGGGGGTTATATAAGGGGGTCTCTCAGAGGGGTATTTTCAGAGGTGTGTGACAGTTGAAGAAGTGGCACACAGGACCTACACACTACACACAGAACACACTATAATAAGAGTAACAAACAAACAAAGGTTATTATGAGAAAGATCGAACAGCAAATGAACAGAGCAATCAGATTTGGACAAAACTTCACCAGTGCTAACACTACAGTAACACACACAGCAACAGGTGCACAGGTCTACCTACACGGTAATCACATTGCTACAGTCAAACAGAATTCTGACGTGATCCTCTTCGATGGTGGTTGGCAGTCTAACACCACTAAGAGCAGACTAAACGCTATTTGTTACGAGTTTTGCACAGGGTTTAAAGTTCTTCAAAAGAATTGGGAGTGGTTCGTTTCAGACTTCGGTGGAAATCGTAAGGAGTTCGCTGACGGGATCACAGTAAACTATAACGGTTGTTGGTAGTTGACAAACATCTCACACGGTGCTATAATGAGAGGGCAAACAACCCTCTCTTTTTTTATGAGTTAGTAGCGAGTCCAGTCACAGTTAGCAGTCGCCCAGATCGCAGTCGTGGCGCGGGTTCTCGCGGGTCGGTGCGCCCCTAAAATAAAAAAGGCAAACTACCCTAACCTACAAAGGTACCCAAAAGCGACCTTTATTTAAAAATTTTTTAAAAAATTTCCCAGTAGAAAAATGGAATCTTACCCTTTTAATCAAGACTTAAGAACTTGGGCACTTGAATCCCTTATCAAGTATGAGGGAAACTTAGATACGAGAATGTATACCTTTGCAGACCTTTATATTGGTCTAAACTCTAGCAAAGATACAAAAGTACTATATACACTATGGAACGGTTGGAAGACTGATAATCCTGATAACCCAAAATACAAACTATGATTTAGTATGTCACACAGATTCACCACAAAACTCGACGAAGACGATTACGGTGATCTTATACTTACTATCCCTTACGAAGTTTGTGAAAATTTAGGATGGTTTCGCGATACTGAGTTAGACTATGATATAATAGATAATGAAATGATTCTCAAAAAACGTAATGATGAGTGAAAATGACGTAGCAACTGCATTAAATACTGTTAATGAGTGCTTACAAGTGATTGGAAAACGTTTAGACGCTATTGAACAGTATATTCAAGAGATGCCTATTCACGATAAAATACTTTATAAACCAAAAGATCATCCAGATTACTTAAATATAAAGGAAAACTACGATTTAATCTACGAAAGATTAGAAAAACTCGAAAATGGGGTGTAAAAGAAAAGATTACTTAGGTAATATTATTACCGATCCTTGTTCGGATACAGATGCATGTCTAAACTACGAACCTCTTCCTTCTGATAGGACGATTGGTTTGACATATACAGAGTATCCTCAGGATATTATACGTCAAGTTGATGCAAATGTACCGAATCGTACTGGTCAAGCAGTCATGTACGATAGTATTCGTGTGTGTTTAACTCAGGGAAACTCTTCATTTGGTCAATCTGGGTTTGTTGTTCCTGCCAGTGGTGCAAACTGTGGTAAAGTAACTCGTTCTGCAACCTGTGATCAGTTCTGTGATGATGGTGCTGTGATAATATATGACTATTTCCCTTCTCAACTATCATTTGATATACAAGGAAGTGATACTTGGTTTGCTTATTTGTATGATACAGGTAATAATGCAGGTATTATTGGAACTCCTGCGTTTCATTTAGAGGATGAAGAGCAGACAGATGACAACGGTGATACGTTTAGCAATACTAACTGCTTCCCTTGTAGCAATTTTACCTGTACCCCCGCTTCCACAGGTTGTTCTTATACTGTTGAGAGTGATATTGATTACACTGGTGACCCCGATTGCCCTCACCCAACCTTATTTGGTATTGGTACGAATAGTAACAAAGTTGTATTTGAGTACGATTCTCTCTCCACAACCCTCCCAGACGGTGTTCTAGACCTCTCTGCGTCGTATGATGGGGTAACATATAGTGATGCATGGAATGAAGGAGAGGGAGTTGGTATCATTTACGACTCTTCACAGAATACTTGGCAAGCAGGAGACGAAGCAGCAGGTACTTTTAACATCTATGAGTTGAACTCTGGTGCCAAACAGGGTCTAAAGTTGAATGTAAAGGTCGAACCGATCATCGACGAGTCGGGATCCACAGTTGCATTCACTGGAACGAGGTGGCAAATACAAGAAATCATCAATCCTGGCGTAAATTATGCAGTAAACGACGTTTTTTCGCTTACCCACGACCATACACACCCCGACAACACGACAACCACGTTCACACTGAACATCAAAATCACTGCGGTAGGTCCGATCCAGAGTCAAACTGGGTCGATTACTGACGTTTTACGTCGAGGAGACACTCTAAATGGTCATGTAGTGACTCAAGTAGTCCACGGACCGTCCATTGACAGTGATTATGACCCTTCACAAGGTCTTTTCCCTTACCATTTTGCTTATTTGGATGGAAATGGAAGCAATTTTACCAAAGATACACAATATACAAGTAGTAGAGCACACCAAGTTACAGTAAGAGCAGGAAAAGGAGTCGTTGATAGAGGATTTTTTGGTGGATTATACGAGTTTAGTGAAAAATCAGTCCAATATACCATTGGAACTCTTGATCGTACTGCTCCTGACATCTATAATGTGCTAAAACAACCCTCTTGTACCGCAACTGTTACTAACGGAAGAGTAACTAACGTAACTATTGATACAAATGGCGGAGGATCGGGGTGGAATCAACTTGGAAGACCACCAGAATTGAGTATAACCACTCCTTACATCAAGACTGGTATCCCTGCGGAGGTAGAAGGAACGTTTAGTAACGGAGTTTTGACTGCAGTAAACATCATAAATCAAGGAAGCGGATACTCTAGTACAAATCCACCACAGATTACGGTTAGAAATATCTTCAAAACGTTTAGTTCCGTAGCAGATAACGCAGCATATAACCCAGATGCAGAGCAAGACGCAAGTTTAGTGCTAGATTCCTTCCCAAGTCTCGGAGATGCGTTCCCTTCTTATAGTGAAGAAGCACGTCAACGCGATAGAGAGTTATATCTATCATCTAGAACTTCGATAGAAGCACAAACCGAGTCCACTCAAACAGTTGCTACAATAGACATAAAGACAGATCCGAACAATAAAAAGATAATACAGAAGCAACAGCAAGGTGTTCATCCAGAAGATATCGCGTTACACGCTGAAGAGTTGCGTCCTAAGGCAGATTACTCTAAACTAGATGAAATAGACTTTGGAGACTCAAGTGAAGCACAGGAGTTTAAAAGAGCAGTCAAAGACCAGAATACTAGAGAGATAGCAAACCACGAACAAAACATTGCGGATTTAACTCAAAGCGCACCACGATACAGAACTCGCGATGAATCTTTCATAGAAACTGTACAAGGACCATTTTCAGAGTTACCTGCTGCCTCTACCTATACTAAATACTTCTTAAGGCAGTTTCGTCCTGACCCTAGACAAGATACTACTATCACTGTGAATCTTAGTGTTAATGTAGCACAAGCAGGAACAAGTCATTTTAGTTGCTCACAACCTCCTTCATCAACTAGGACTGGATCAACTTTTAGTTTTCTTGGTGGAGTACAAGGTCCAGGATGTCAAAATTGGTCTGCATCAGGAAGTTTGCTTATGTTGAATGACTTTACTTCCGCAACAAGGACTTTATCAAAAGCAACTGCTGCGTACGGAAACCCTTATGTCGTAACCTAATGGCTCAACTAGCATGTGCACTCTTTACAGGAACGTGTAGCGGACACGGAAGAGGTAATGGTGTGACTTGGCAACCTGGTCCAGGTGGAGGATTTGTAAAACCTTGTCCTCATGCATCATTACAAGAGACGATTGTTCATAAACGAGTTCCGTTTGTTAATAGTTTTGCAACTTGGTTACCACATCCGCAAACTCCTAGAGATCCTCAGTCTGGTGGTAACGATCCATTTAACAGAAATGTAATAGTTAATGATCTAGTTCCTATAATAGATCAAGACGATTTAATAACTCATCCTACAAAAACTATCTTTACTACAATATCAATAGGATTCAAGTGTTTGACTGTTAGATCAACTCCTGCATGGCATTGCACTACTGGTGTAGGTGGAAATGGTCGTGAACCCTCTGTTGGACATAATAGGAGATTATTTGCAACAACCAAAACAGTTTTTATCAATAATAGAAGAGCAGGACGTTTTTCAGACCCTTATGGCAATAATACTGTACCATTTGATTGTCTTAGTGTAGTTTCTGGATCAAGTCCTAATGTTTTTATCGGAAGTTGAATAAATAAAAACAGGATCGAGGTAATTATGGTCGTAAAAGTAGACAAAAGCGAAGAATTTGTCAAAAGTGGCAAAGTCTTGATAAGTGAGTATCCTGCAAAAAAGGAAAAGGATAACAAACCACTTAGTAAATGGCGTTAAAAGAAATAGATGGGTCAGACTTTAAGAGATCTCGTAATTTCGACGATCTCAATATTGCCTTGCCATTAAATCCGTTCACAAAAGACACTTATACCGTCAAAAATGAGAATGCGATCAAGCAATCCATCAAAAATCTTGTTTTAACCGTTCCTGGTGAAAAACCTTTTCAACCCTTAGTTGGATCACAAGTAAATAGATTACTATTTGAACCAATGGATGTGTTTACAGCAGACGCAATTAAGGATGAGATAATAAATACCATCAAACAGCATGAACCAAGAGTAAATCTAACCAAAGTGGAAGTCTTGCCCGTTTTCGAGCAAAACAAAATCAACGTTTCAGTTGAGTACAGAATTATAGGTCTACCCGTAGTTGAGAATATCACATTTGTCTTACAGAGACCTGAGTAATGCAACCAAATAACCTAACAGCACTAGACTTTGAAGATATCAAAGCAAGTATCAAATCATACCTAAGAACTCGCTCTGAGTTTACGGATTATGACTTTGATGGATCAGCATTGTCTTACATGGTAGACATGCTTGCCTACAATACTTACTATTCTGCGTTCAATGCCAACATGTCATTGAATGAAGCGTTCTTACCCTCTTCTACTGTTAGAGACAACGTTGTTAACATTGCTAAGTTGTTAAACTATACTCCTAGGAGTGTAATTTCTGCTAGAGCATCATTAAAAGTAGATATACAGACAGTTCAGTCAAATGGAGTCTATCCTAGCACCGTTACTTTAAGAAAAGGAGCATCTGCAACTGGTGGTAACTATGTTTGGAACGTTTTAAGAGATACAACTGTAGAAGTTAGTCCTACAACAGGTATTGGAACCTTTGCAGACCTTTGTGTGTATGAAGGATCGATTGTTTCTTTCCAATATGTTGTAAACACCTTCGCAAATCAAGTATACACCATCCCTTCTGCTGAAGCAGACATCAATACACTTAATGTTACTGTAAAAGCAAACGAAACAGCAACAGCATCAGATATTTACAATAGAGTTGATACAGTTACCAATCTAACATCAACAACAAGAGCATACTTCCTCTCAGAGGGTGAAGATATGCGTTTCCAAGTTAAATTTGGAGATGACAGTGTTGGAAGAGCATTAAAAGATGGAGAAGTCGTAAATTTAGAATATTTGGTCACTTCTGGTAAAAAAGCAAACGAAGTTAAGGCATTTAACTTTATTGGCACCCTTATTGACTCTCAAGGACAAACATATTCGGCAAACTCAACTACTTTGTCAGTAAATCACCGTGCACAACTTGGTAGTGATGCTGAAACTGTAGAATCAATCAAATATAATGCACCAAGATACTATTCTGCCCAATATAGAGCAGTTACAGCACAAGACTATGCTTTGATTACTCAAAGGATCTATAATAACGCAGATTCTGTTGTTGCTTATGGTGGAGACAGTCTAAATCCACCGATTTACGGAAAAGTGTTTATTGCGATCAAAACAAAGACAGGATCCCTTCTAAATGACGCTACAAAGAAGGAA